TTTGGACAAGATTCACGCAGGTTTCGCAAGATGGGTTACTTTGGCATGACCAAGTATTTAGTCAAGAACTTTTTAAACAGAAATAACAAACAGTACTGGGATAACCTAGACTCCAAGAAGTATTGGGATTAATAATGAGCCTAGTAATCTCCCGACCAGATGTTAACTGTGATGTGATAGTTGAATTTCCGGCAACTACCCGTTTTATCAAGCTGCCGATTGTCAACTATCTCAAGCTCTTAGACATTTATGATACCATAAATCGACCCCAAATCGCCTTAATCAACGCAGTCAACGACCCCAAATACCGATTCGTCTGCGCAGCCTTAGCACGACGTTTAGGTAAAACCTACATAGCCAACATTATTGGTCAGCTGGTCACCCTAGTGCCTGGGTCAAATGTCTTAATCATATCCCCCAACTACAATTTGAGTTCCATTTCATTTGAACTGCAACGCAGGCTAATCAAGCACTTTGACCTAGAAGTGGCCAGGGACAACTTAAAAGATAAAATTATTGAACTAGAAAATGGCTCAACCATTCGCATGGGTTCGCTATCGACTGTGGACTCAACTGTGGGTCGCAGTTATGATCTCATTATATTCGACGAAGCTGCATTGGGGGAAGGCGGTGAAGCAGCCTTTAACGTTGCACTCAGACCTACCCTAGACAAGCCAGGTGCTAAAGCCATATTTATTTCAACTCCTCGCGGTCGCAACAACTGGTTCTCCCAATTTTACAACCGCGGATTTGATGACAACTTTCCAGAATGGGTTAGTTTACAAGCGGACTATACAGAAAATACCAGGATGGCAGAGTCGGATGTGGCTGAGGCTAAGCGGTCAATGACTAAGGCAGAGTTTGAACAAGAGTACATGGCCAGCTTTACTACTTACGCGGGTCAAATCTACAACTATAGCGCCCAAGATATTGAAGCGCCAGCAGCCGACTTGATGGGTGAAGCCATTGCCGGTTGTGATCCAGGCTACCGTGACGAAACTGCTTTTGTGGCTGTGGTCTATGATCATAAACAAGATTGTTTTTGGGTGGTAGACGAATATCTGCAAGCTGAGAAGACTACACGTGAACACGCTGAACATTTTCAGGCATTATGCGCTCGTTGGGGTATAGAAACCATTTTTATTGACTCGGCAGCTGCACAGTTTGCGTCAGACCTAGCTTACCTTTACAACTTAGCAACCACCAAAGCTAAAAAAGATGTACTACCCGGAATTGCCTATGTGCAAACCCTAGTACAACAAAATCGCCTTAAAGTAGCACCACACTGCCAGCATGTATTAGCCATGCTAGATCAGTACCGCTGGGATGATAAAGAAGGCTTGCAACGCGAGCGTCCTAAGCATGATAAGTATTCGCACATGGCTGATGCACTACGATACGCCTTATACACGTATACCTTATAGGTGCTAAAAAATCATCATTGACTTTTTATTGCTTATCCAGTATAATACTAGATAATTGTGGAGTACTTTGTACCCCCTTGGAGAAAATAATGGATAAAACACAATACGAAGCAATGCTAAAATCGGCTTTTGCCACTGAGTTTGCTTTCTATTTAAAAGCAGCTGGCTTTCACTGGAATGTTGAAGGTTCAGACTTTTATGAATTTCACTTGTTGTTTGAACGTATCTATCTAGAAGTTTATGGCATCATTGACGACTTTGCTGAAGAATTACGTAGCACAAGAATTTATGTGCCTGCTAGTTTTACACAACTAGACGCCTTAAGTCAAATTGAGTGTCAAGAAGGTGTACCACAACCTGCAGCAATGGCTCAAGAGTTGTTAGCTGATTCAGATACTTGTGTAGAAATGTTTCGTGTTGCTTTTGATGCAGCTGAGGCAATGGGTGACCACGGCTTGTCCAATTTCTTAGCAGACCGTCAAGACGCACATAAAAAGCATTCATGGATGTTACGCAGCACCCTAAAATAAATGGCTAAGAACACAAATAAACGTATTCCTGTTAAGTGGGTCAGAGATCGCGCTAAAGCAGCTTACGAAAAGAAGACTAGTTGCCACATCTGCGAAACCACAGCAGATCTAGAACTTCATCATTTACATTCAGTAACAATACTCTTAGAAACATGGGCCGAACGTAAGGGCTATGATATTTCTACTGATGATGGTATTTTAGCCGTAAGAGACGAGTTTATCAGCGAGCATCGTGTCGAGTTGTATGATGAAGTTTACACCCTTTGTAATCGTCATCATGTAGCCTTACACAGTGTTTATGGTAAGGCTCCAAAACCTGGATCGGAACCGAAACAGGCCCGTTGGATTGGGATACAGCGTGAAAAATTCCTGACTGGTGGAACTCCTATACCCACAACAAGTTCCGGTAGCTTTTTCTCTGAGTTTATTTAAAGGGAAAAGTTATGTCATGGATTACACGCACAGGTGACTGGTTTAGAGAGAAACTAAATCCAGCACAGGCAAGAATTGCACAAGGCGAGGGTACCAGAATTGGTACTACCGCAAAGATTGGTTACTTACAAGCGTTTCAGAAATTAGAAGCTGTAAATAGACCGGTTAATATGGTCGTATCAGCTTGCGCTAGCTTAGATTACGACGTTAAAGATAAAGTACACGAAGGTATTGTTGTTGGCATTCGCCAAAAACAATTGAGTACACTCTTAAACTTTAGGCCTAACCCTTATCAGTCAGCACAAGATTTTCGCATGGCAATTTTCCAAGACTTAATCTTGGACGGTAACGTGTTTATACACTTTGATGGTGTGTTCATGTACCATTTGCCAGCCAAAGACGTACAAATCTTACCAGACACAAAAACATTTGTTCAAGGCTACTTGTACAATGGTTTGGTAGAGTTTAAAGAATCAGAAGTATTTCACTTCAAAGATATTAATTCCAGAAGTATCTATCGCGGTAGTTCTAGAATTGAGGCAGCAGAGCAGTCGATCAATCTGCTATATTCAATGAAAGATTTTCAAGATCATTTCTTTGATAATGGGGCAGTGTTTGGATTAATCTTAACTAGTGATAATACCCTATCGCAAGTTGCAAAAGAAAAAACTATTCAAAACTGGTTACAAAGATACAGTGCTAAGTCCGGCGGTAAAAAGCCTGTGATTTTAGACTCAGGTTTAAAACCTCACTCTGTATCACAAACCAGTTTTAAAGAAATGGATTTTGATCTTTCAATCAAAACTCATTCAGCCATGATTATGCAAGCAATTGGAGTTCCGCCAATCTTAATGGAAGGTGGAAACAACGCCAATATCAGCCCAAATTTACGACTATTTTATTTAGAAACAGTAATGCCTATTGTCAGAAGATTTAGTTCTGCCATAGAAAGATATTACGGTTACGACATAGAAGCAATCACAAGTTCAGTAAACGCACTACAGCCAGATTTAAAAGATATTGCTGCATACCACTCAACACTAGTTAATGCAGGAATTATTACTGCTAACGAAGCACGAACAGAATTACGTTATCCTGCTATCACAGGCCATGACGAAATAAGGATACCAGCTAACGTTGCTGGTTCAGCTGCTAACCCAGCTCAAGGAGGACGTCCCGCCTCCGCTAAAGAATAATAAGGGGTAATATGGTAGACAAAAACAAAGTACTGCACCTAAACAGTACATTCATCAAAAGTGAAACACTACCTACCAAAGACGGAATGATCGACTCTATTATAATCGAAGGTTACGCAAGTACCAACGATATGGATAGACAAGGTGACGTTGTCCCGACTAATGTCTGGGAAGCGGGAATGGAAAATTACTTGAAAAACCCAGTAATTTTAGCCTACCACGATCATTCGGAGCCTGTCGGTAGGATGATAGAACACAGAATTGACGGCAAAGGATTGTGGGTAAAAGCCAGAATCTCAGCAGCTGCAGACGAAGTGTTTAATCTTGTAAAGGACGGCATACTGACCGCATTTAGTATTGGATTCCGTATCGTAGATGCAGAGTACAACAGTGCAGCAGAGGTGTTTGTAGTTAAGGAACTGGAATTGCACGAAATCTCAGTAGTGTCAGTACCAGCTAATCAAAATACAATATTTAGTCTTTCTAAAGCGTTTAACAACGCAGAAGAATTTAAATCTTTCAAAATGCAATTTGCACCCAAAAGCGAGTCAGCTAAAGGGCTAGAGTCCTCTACGGAAGCAAAAAGCGACATTAATAAGGAATGGAACATCATGGATCCAAAAGAATTAGAAACATTGTTAGCAGCTACAGCACAAAAAGCCGCTGAACAAACAGCAAAAGCTATTGCAGATCAAAGCGCAAAAGCAGTTGCTGAACAAGCCGCTAAAGCACAAGCTGAAGCAGAGCTAACAGCTAGAATCAAATCAACAATCAGTACAGTTGACACTGGTGCTGAAAAGCTACTAGCTGAAGTTGAAAAGCGTTTAGCTGCAACTGAAGAAACTCACAAGAGTGCTCTAGCAGGTCTAGAAACAGCTTTAAAAGAAAAAGCTGCTGAAATTGAAGCTATCACAAAGTCCCGCATGACTTTCAATGACAACAAACAAGACGGTATGTCTTATGCTGACAAAGA